CCTCAAACACACGAACCAAGCCGTTTGGCTTCTTGAGGTCACCGGCAATTTGTTGCTGACTTAGGCCAATTTCCTTGAGTGCGTTGTTGGCTTTGTCGTTTCGGGTGGTCAACTTTCCTAGCGCAAGACTTAGACCAGCAACACCCGAGTTGGCATCCATGTTGGCTTTCTTGAAAGTTGAAGCAATGGCAACTGTCTCGCCCAACTTGATGCCGTAGTTTGACAGGGCTAGTGCGGCCTTGCCTTGAAAGATGCCCGAGATTTCGTCAAGGGAAAGGCGTGAGTTCTTTACCGCACCGTACAGTTGGTCATAGAGGTCGGTGGTGTTCTTGATGCTTGAGAGGTGCAGGTTTTGGATCACCAGACCAGCCGAGATTGTTTGGCTCAAATCGGCGTGAGCAATCTTGGCGAGTTTGGCGGCTTGCGTGACCATCTCATCAGCGGAGGCACCGGCAATGCCAGCCTTTTCAACTTGCAGGTACGCCTTAGCGATTTGCTCGTTGCTCGTTACCGTTGCGGTTGACACATCAAGGATGACACCCTTGAGGCGGTGCATCTCATCCTCGGAGACATTGGCTTGTAGTTGGATTTCCTCAAGCGCCTTTGAGTAGTCGTAGGCGTACTTGGTAGCGAGAACAATGGCACCACCAACACCGGCAAGGGCATAGTTGGCCATCTTGGTTCCGAGTACGCTGAACCGCTTGCCAGCAGTTTCACCGGCTTCACCAACGCTGTGGATGGAGTGTTCGGCCTCTTTCATCTTGGCCATGAACTCTTTGATGTCAGCGATTAGTTCTACTCTGACAGGGGGCATTTCAGCCATGTGTTATCCCAATGCCTTTCGCCACTCGTCTGTATAAAGTTTTCTCAACTTAGGTTTGGCGGCTTGCAGACCGGGTGCCATGTAAGGGAACGCCCGAGCCCGACCCCCACCAAGTTCGACACGGCGGCCATAAATCATTGTGGGGGATGTTGTAGAAACCCACCGACCCGGCCCGAGGCGTTTCGCCTCAACCATGTGAATACTGTTCCTAAGGTTACCCGAACGGCTGGTTGGTCTTGGTGGGCGTGGCTGATACGGCGGCTTGGATGAGTAGTAGACCTTGCCCGACTTTGAGGTGCGAACCGACCCGAGAGGGCGTGGGCGAAACTGTCGCTTGGCTTCGGAGCCGACAATGGTGGAACCTTTTTTGACAATCCGCTCCGAGGCTTTGTCCAACTTCTCGGCCTGTACCCGTACAGCCTTAGCGAAGTCCTGAACGCCGTGAACCTCAACTCGTAACTGTCTACCCGGCGTTGTCATGTTGAACCTCGGTCACTAGATGGTCAATGGCAAGCAACCACTCAACCGTTGTGGTCGGCTCATCAAGGTATTGCTCGTGGGTAATGCCGAACAGTTTGCGGTACTGATACTCACGGAACAAACCGGCGAGTTCGGGGTCAACCTCGTTGTCTTTGCCTTGTAACGCTCGGCGTAGGTTCCCTAATCGCCGGTAGGCGCTTTTGGGTCGGTCACTCCGTCAGGGCCAAACTCATCGGCTGAATTCCACTCTTGCGTGGCGGCATCAGCCAAAGCCCGAAAGGTAGACCGTGGCAGGTCAAGCACGACATCAAGCGATGGCGTTGCCTCAAGTGACCATGACTTGACAAAGCCCACAACCAACTCGGCTTCGTAGCCATCAAGGTTGTTGCGCTCCTCATCGGTCAGGTCGGCATACTTCGCCCATGACAACGGGTTGCTTTCGTCATAGCCCAACTCAACAAGTCGGGCGGCGGTAGCACCGGCCACCATGTACGCCCGAGCGATCCGGCGAGCGGTGCGCTCGCTGATTTCATCTCGGTTGTGCAAGATGGCTGACTGTCCGTTTGGTAATTCAACTGCTGGCATTGTTTCCCCTTTGGGTTATTACGAGCCCGTGTAGGCGGTACTCACATTGTTGGTTGTCACCGTGGCAACGGGGCTGTAACCCGTTGAAGCATCGGTGGTGTTGGCGTTGGCCGTGAAGTTGACCTCAACTTCGACATACGCCTTTCCACGCTGGCGCTTCACATCTTGGAACTGCGCCTTTGTCATGGTGAACTGAACGGTGTTGCTTGAAACGGGGTCGGTCAAGGTGATGACCGTGGCTTGCGGCGAGCGAAACAGACCGTAACCGTTGGTGGCGTTTGAGAAAATGTCGCTGGATGCTTCCACAACGGCGAGCAAACGACCCGACACTTCAAGAGGCCCGGCAAAGTTCACTCGTGGAGCCTGCGTACCCATTGTGAAAATCGGGGCGGCGTTGCGAGCCAAACGGATTTCACCCTCGGCAATGTAGGCGAGTGAGGAGCCACCGATGCTCGTGGTGATGTCCCAACCCGGCACCATGACCGCCGTGGAGAACGAGGCCGATGGCTTGGCAATCTGCGTGTAGGGGTTGGCAACAAACTTGGCAGTCCACTCGGCGGCTTGCTCGGCACCGAACGACAGGCTCAATTCGCTGGCCTGTGCGCCGGTCATCTGAAAGGCCGTGGCACCGTCAAAGTCTTGGATGGTCACGCTCGGCGGCTGTGAGCCCGTGGTGCTGTCGTTCAGCAACTTGATGGTGTGGGTGTACGGGTTGGCTCCGGCCACGCTGTCCGTTCCACCGAGGATGGTGCGTAGCAGGATGGGGAAACTGTCACCGTAGACATAGCCCTTGACATCGTATTCGTCATGGCGAACACCAACCACTTGGTCGTACACCGTGGTGGGCGATCCACGCAACGCTTCGTCACGGAGAAAGGTAAGCATCGGCGTGACCTGCGGCGAGGTGATTGGAATAAAGGTTGGCGTAGCGGCGGCAGTTCCTCGGGTGGTCTCAATACCGAGCCCGAGAAAACTGTTGGCGGTCATGAATTGGGCCATGATGGTTCCTTACTTTGTGTGGGGTTGGTTGTTAGTTCTCAACTGTCTCGGTTGGCTTGGACACCTTTTTGGCAACAGCCTCAAATAGTCCATCCTCGGGGGCAGTAATGAGTTCGTAGGTTTCGTTAGGTACGGCTTCAAGCGTGTGGTCACCGTCTGTGTAGTCAACATACACACGGGGCTCCTCGCCCTTGTAGATGAACTGTGCCATTGTCGCTCCTAAGTGTTCAGAATTTCGATAACCGAAACTCGCACGGTTGAATAAATCTGTGTTGCGGAACCTGCACCGTTCAGCAACCTCGGGTAGTAGGACACCACCTCAAGGTCAGCGGAACCGGGGAAAGTTCCCTCACCCCATTGGAAAACAACTGCCGGATTGCCAGCGTTACGATCCGCACGGATTGCCGCTAACAGGCTGTCTAGAAATGCTTCGTTGTCCACACCGGCATCCTCGGACTTCCGGTGGTTAGACCTCATGAAGCAGTCTAGAACAACAGAATACTCTACCGCCTTGCGACCATCGTGGGCTCCACCGAGTGCAACACGAGTTTCACGCTCGCCCTCAAAGAACAGAAAGATGATGGCACCCGATGAGTGGCCCGGGTCTTCGCCCTGATAGAACTCCATCTCGGGCGTGAACTTCGCCGGAAAGGGCTTCACGCCAGAAAGGTTGGTGATGCCGTAGTTCTCTAGGTACGAAGTGATTTGCGCTCGCACCGTTGCACGGCTCATTAGTTGCGGCCCCAAATCTGCTTGAACTCATCCAGCAAGTCGTACGCCTGCATTTCGTCATCCATGCTCATCGTGGCAGTACCGGCAACCGGTGTGGGCTCGCCTAGTTCGTTGAGAACCAAACCACCCTGACCACGCTGTTTGACCATCGCCACAACAAGGTGGATGACCGCTTGCTTCACCGTGGCTGGCAGGTTCGACACATTGACACCGGTTCCGTGGTTGTACGACAACGGAGCGGTGAGAGGGATGGTGGTGTTGCCTGCGGTGTAGGTGGAGGCAACCGTCACGCTTTCATCGTTCATGCCATCCCAAATGGTGAGCGTTAGGCCGGGGTAGATACCGATGGCTGACTGCACCGAAATCGTGGTGGCACCAGCGTTGGCCTCGGCTGATGAGAAAGTGTTGGCAAAGCCGTTCACATACTCGTACTCAACAAACTGTTCCGATCCACCAACCGCCCAATTGCCGAGGGTGTTGAACTGAACCGGTGAGGTGCCAAGAAAGTTGGCGTTGGTCATGATGAACTGAAACCGCTCAATGGAGCAGTTGTTGTTGTCCACCGTGACGGACTGCAAGCCTTGCCCGGGGCCGTAGCCAACCGAGAAAGACCGCACTTCGAGAATTGGCCAATAGTAGGGGTGTATTACAAACTGCCCCATGCGGTTCGCACGGTAGCGCCCGTTCTCGGTGTTGACCGTTGCGGTCAGAGTTCCAAGCGCACCGTAGATGAAGTTGTCAGCCTTGACTGACGCACGCACGATGAGTTCCTGCAGGGCTCGGCGTTGAACCGCCGCAGACCCGTTCTCAACGAGGTTGGAAAAGTCAATGGATGAAGCGGTGGCCGAGTAAAGAACCTCATCAGCCGTGACATACGGCACATGGGTTCCCTCGGTCAGATTTAGGTTTGCGACTACCGCCATGACTATTCCTCAACCACCGTGTTTGTTGAACCGCACTTGCACTTCGGGAACAGCCCGAGGAAGTTGCAGTCGTGGCATCGGTACCCGGTGGCGTTGCGAAAGTTGGTACCGGCCACAGCGAAGTCACCAGACTTGACTAGCGCCCGAGCCTCGGGGCCGTTGATGTGGAAAGTTCCGTCATTGGCACGGGTGTGAACCTTGCCGCTGTTGACGGTCACTTCTTTCAATCCTCTGTCTGATCCGACTAATCGCATTTGTCTCTCCTGTGAGTAGAGGGGCGGTAGCCCGGGGGCAGGGGAGGAACCCCCGAGCCACCGCCCGATGTGCCGACCTGACAGGTCAGCGAGTGGGTACTACGACTAGGCCGTGATACCCGTGATGGCACCCGACCACGCAGGCGCACGGAACGCAAGGGTTCCGTAGGCGTACGAGGAGATGTCATAGGTCATGCCGATTTGCGGCCACTCAATGACCATCAAATCCTGAACATTGTGGGCCTCAACCGTTGAGGTCACACCGCTGTCCGGGAAAGGCAACTGCGTGGAGTGAACCAGCGCAACACCAGCAGGCATGAAGCGGTGGGCGATGACATCAACCATCTTGCCCGTTGCTTCGTTGGCGATGGCCGTAACCACCGAACCGATGGTGATGCCGTCAGTACCGGTTTCCCAATTCAGACGGTAACCGGTCGGGTTGCCCTGCTGTTGGATTGACTTCGCCAGCGCACGGCGGATAGCCGCTGTGGTGATGATGAAGTCAGGGTCGGCCTGAACCGAGTTGAACAGGCTGACAAACGCATCCTGAAATTCGGCACCCGGCTCCGTGGTGGAGAGTGCGCCGTTCAACTGCTTGATGTAGCCCGACTGCGTGGCATCAGTCAGCGTGGAGATGAAACCGTCATAGGCCAAAGCCGAGTACGAACCATCGCTTGACGGAACGGCACCCGAGTAGACCGAGAACACGGTGCCAGCGGTTCCGCTGTCCATGTCCGTCACGGTTCCCTTGTAGACAACCGCACCAACGGTGACATAGATGTTGATGGCGATGCAACCGGCAGGGATGGTTCCCGTGTAGGTCACCTTTGCACCCTGATTGGCAACAGCCGTGATGGTTCCAGCCGAGAGGGCCGCAGTCTCACCGAACGATGAGGAAAGCGTGACCTGAACGGTTGAACCAGCGCCACCCGTGGCGATACCCGAACCCGTGGCATCAACCGCACCCGTAAAGGTGAGGCCCGACACGGAGAGGGCGGTGCTACGAGCGTTCAGCATGTTGCGCTCCTCACCGAGCATGTGAGCCCAGAGGAGTGCGGTGTGCGAGAGTTGGCGCAGGTCTGTGTAACCACGACCAGCGAACTCAGCCTGCATCGTCACGCTGTCCGAAACACCCTGCTCCACAAACGACTTGACGATACGGTCAGCCGAGTAGGAAATCTTGTTGGGGCGGTTCAGCGTTACGCCACCGAACGAGGCGGTGTTGCTGTTGGAGTTGAAGAAGGTGTTGAGGTTCGACACCGATCCGGTACCCGAGTTCGACACACCGAGGATGCGGCGGAATTCGAGGGCCTGACCAACTGCACCAACTCGGGGAACCGAGTTACGCAGGATGAAGGTCTTGGGAACCAGCATGGACAACGCCGGGTCAAGGTCGTAGGGAACCAGACCGATGTTGCCATACGGCACGGTGTTCAACGGGTTGGTGAGTGACCAATCCTTGTTGATGTCCTGAATACCGGCGAGTGCGGCTTCAACGGCGGCAAGTTGCTCACCGCTCACGGACTTCTCAAGGTTGGCCTTGAACTCTGCGGCCTGCGATGCAACGCTGGCTCGCTTGGTGATACCAGCGCCACGCTCAAAGGAGATTTCTCCACGAGCGGCACCGGTGATGGTCTTGGTGTGGCAGGCGCTCAATGCGGCCTTGTACGCCTCAAAGCGCTCAACACGCTGTTCGGCTGGCAGGCCACCAAAGAGTTCATCTACCGAGGGGGCGGCTAACGCCATTTTGTTTTCCTCACTTTGTAGTGTTTGTTTTGGATGGGATAAAACGACTAGCCCCGAGAAACACGCTTCGCATCGGCTTCGACTTCATTGGCCTTTGTGATGTACGCATTTTTCAAAGCAGGGTCTACGAGTTGACTAGCGATGCTACGAAGTCGTGCGGCTTCGCTTTCCAACCGTTCGGCTTCGGCAGACTTGAAAGCCTGCGTTGCCGTTTGCCGGAGAACAGGGCCTCCGGGTGCCGCCATCCCACGCAACTCTGTAAGTTCAGCCTTGAGGGTGTTGATACCCTCCTCCTGAACTGCCAAAGCCGCCTTGTAGGTAGCGATTTCCTCCTCAATGCCGAGTGCCTTACGGATCGCATCAAGGTCGGTCTGGTCGGCTGATGCAACAGCCTTTGCCAAGTCTGCGGTGACGGACAAACCAATTTCGGTCAGTTCCTCAACAGGCATCTCGGCTTCGTTTTCTTCTTTCATGAACGGGTGGACAGTCTCGCCCTCATCGGCTTCGCCATCCCACCAACAGAGGAACCATTGCAGGGTGCAAAGCAGTTCGCTCACATCCGCAATCTCATCTTCCTCGCCGTTCAGCATTTCATCAAGTTCGGCCTTGATGAGTGCAATAAGCCCGGCACGGACAGCCTCAAGGGTTGCCTCATCGTGTTCTACGGCTTTCCAATCCTCCGGCACCAAGTCCTCACGGCCTAACTTTGAGGCTCGTTCCTTGATGTGGGCGATGGTGGCGGCACGGTCTTTCGCACGGCCAATGGACTGAATTGCGTTCTTGAGGTCGTTGACGGTCTTGATGGGGAAAGCGCCACCGGCCATTGCCTGTCCACTTTCCTCCATGTTGGCTCGCTGTTCATCGGTGTAGTCACGCTTTTCAACTTCACCCTCAACGGCTTTGTCATCAACCATGTCGTTAGTCGGCTGACCGGCGTTGGGCTGGCTTGGGCTGTACGCCTGCTGGTCTTGTGCAACCTCAACCTCAACACCCGATCCGTTGCACTTGGCGCAAGCCTCGGTGCTTTCGGGCAGGTCGGCGTGAGCCTTGCCGGTTCCCTCGCAAGCCGAGCAGACCTTGCGGCCCTCGTAGGTGTCTTGCCCCTCGTTCACGGCGAGTTCGTCAAACGCCGCTTCTTGGTTGATGTCCGACTTGGTGAGTTCCATTTGTTCTCCTACCATCTTTGCGATTTCGACACGGGCGGTGGGATTTGCCGGGCGGTCAACAAGTGACACCTCAACAATGGTTCCATCCACGATCCGGCCTCCGGGTGCGCTTGCATCTTTGACAACTCGTGCGCCCTTGATGCCAATGCTGTAACCCTTGAGGACTTTCTTTTCAACCTTGCGTTGCGTAATCGGGTCAATGACCTCAGACTTCAAGTACCAATCGTCACCGTCAGCGGAGAGTTCAATACCAACACCAGCGGCGATGGAACTGTGTTGCTCACGGATGTTGGCACCCGTAGCAAACCACTCGGGCATTGCTGACTTCAACCAACTCGGGTCACAAATCTGTTGGTCAAGGTCAAGGTCGGGGCCGGTGGCCTTACCGAAAACCATGAGGGTTCCATCCTCGGTTGACTTGTATGTGAAGTCACCAAGTCCGATGTATGTGATGTCTTGGGCCATTGGGGGGATTAC